CTGTCGCAGCAGTCGCTTCAGCTCAGTCACGGCCTTGTCCGGCCATCGCGCTTCCTCGCGCTCACCTCCGCCATCGCCGGCAACCGCCGCCTCCGCCGCTGGCCTGGTAAACCGCCTCCGCAGCTCCTCGCTCACAACGTACTCAGGCCGACTCTCGCTCACTTCCCGCCCCGCTCGGGCCGACCGCTGCCCCCCGCCTTCCCGTTGCATCCCTCCGTCGACGTCGTCGCCGGCTTAGGCAGCCGCGCGTCATCGGCGAGGATCCCTTCGCCCCAACTCGCCTGGCCGGAAAACCTGGCGAAGAGCTCCCGTGCCTCATCATCCCGTAGCCACCCACGATCTCGCGCCACCGCGCACGCGTCGACCATCTGCCTCACCGCGCCCGCCAGGCCCGCGAGGTCTTCCGCTCGCAGCGCTTCGAACTCGCAGCGTACGTCCAGCCCGTCGAACCTCCTCGTTCGCCGCGCGCACTCCCGCGCAAGGTCGGTCATCAGCCACCCGAAGTACCGCTGCCGCCGCTCCAGCCGTCGCACCGTCGGCATCTCCATCGCGGTCGCCGTCGCCAGGTTCGCTTCGGCCGCTTCTCCCAGGAAGTGCAGTGGGAATCCCGACCCCGCGGCGATCATCAGCCGCAGCGCCTGCCCGTCGAGCCCAGCCTCGCCGCTGGCCAGCTGCGGATTGATCGCCGCCCACACCTCGCTGTCGTTGTGGATCATCACCGACCCCGGCTCTGGCGGCTCTCTCAGCTCGTTCTGCCGAGCCACAACCGCCCGCCGATCGGCCCCCTTCAGCGTGACGTCGAACAGGAATGCCTGCCTGTACCTGTTCAGCCGCACGCGATCCGTCAGCCAGTCCTTGTACCGCCGCAGCCACGGCTGGAGCACCTGCAGATCACTCTGCCCTCGGACCGACCCCACCAGGCGATTGACCGCGTAGTGTCTCATCACCGGCTCGGACCCCGCCGATTCTCTCGGCCACCAGCGCCCTTCGATCGACGCTACTCCGCCTGCCCACCGGAGGCCATCGACCACGCCCACCTGCGCGACCTGCCGGTATCGTATCTCGTCCTCGAGATCGTCGGGTGACGTCTCCACTTCGTCGATCAGCACTCCTGGGACTTGCCTCACGTATGTCATGCCGTCCATCGGGTTCGTGTGCAGCGTCACGAAGACCTCGCCGGCCAGCGACAGCTCACGGCACATCTCGAACTGCCGCATGCCCCAGTTGTTCTGCGGCTCGTTCCACCACTCGTCGAGCCAGCGCTGCTCTCCCGCGTCATCGCTTCGCAGCGCCAGCCCTCGACCCAACACGAAGTCCACGCCCAGCTCCACGATCCGATAGGCCACCGGGTTTTCCCGGTACGCTTCGTCTACCAGCTCCAGCGTGTTCCTCAGGTCCGTATACGGTATCTCCCGCTGACCCGCCGAGTAAACCGTCCGCCAGCCGGTGTCAACCTCCTCGGCCTCTCGGACCGCCGCCTCGATTTCCCGGCCGGCAATCATCCTCGCCAGCCTGTACCGCCAACTTCGTTCTTTCATCGGCCCACGACCGCCTTTCCTCCGCTGTACAGTCCGCTCGCCGCCAGACCTACCACGATCCCCGTCACCACCGCCGCCCAGATGGTCACCCCCGACCACGGCCGCACAGCCAGGTTTACGGCGATCCCCGCCGCCAGTGCCACTAGCGGATACCACCGATCCTCTAGGCCTGGCGCCAGCCGCTTCACCAGTTCGACCAGCGCCACCACCACGCCCGCGCCGGCGATCCCCGCCAGCTCGCCAAGCTCGCCCATCATCGCCACCTCTCGCCTTCATACATCGGTCGCGCCCGTACTACCGCCGCCGCTGGCGCCCGAACATACGATGCCCCCGCCGCCACGCACAGCGCCGCCGAAACGACGAAGTCGTCATGCCCCTCCTCCTCCGGCACGTAGAACGCCAGCAGCTGGTTGCCCCTCACCTCGTACCTGCTCGCCTCGGCCTGCGCCCACCACTCCCGTAGCTCCGCCGACTGTTCCGTCTCCTGGTAGACCTTGAACCGCCCGGAGTTTACCGCCGCCAGCAGCCCGTAGCCCAGCTCGCTTTTCCGCGGCGCTGTGAACTGGACGACCTCGCATACCACTTCCCCCAGCGCGGCCAGCAGGAACGAGGCGACTCCCGCCCCGACCCCTGTGCCGTCCACGCAGACCCGCGCCACCCCCCAGACTTCCCGCAGCAGGTCCAGCAGCCCCGCAAACTGCGTCCTATGGTCCCGCCCGGTCCACCAGTAATGCTCGACCACCTCCAGCCGTGGGTCCATGATCCCAGGCGCGACGTCCGCGTAGTCCAGCCGCGCTATCGTCACCACGGTCGAGTCCTTTCGAGGCTTCACGCTTCGCAGCGCCGCGTCCGCCGCCTCCTCGTCCTCGCCGGCGATATCCACTCCCGCCACGTAAACCCCCTCGTCCGCTCGGCGCCGCAACCTCCCGTGCCTTCCCTCCATCTGTGATACCTGCTGCGCCGAGAACAGCCGCCCGCCGCCTGCCACCGTCTCGAGTTCATACTGCGTTCGGAACAGTGGGTGCGACTCCCCCAGCCTCGCCCGTTCCGCTTCGACGAACTGCCCATACTCCGGCACCACTTCCGCTACTTCTTCCCACCGAACCCGATACGCCCGTCTCACTCCATCCCGCCTCTGCGCTTCCAGGCACTCGGCTTCGGCGCGCGCCAGCAGCGTATCCTCGGTCCAGGCCGTTCCGTAGTAGATCCTCGCAGCGTTCGTCGAGGCCGCCATCGGCGAGAAATCCCGATCATGCCGCTCCTGGTCGATGTCCTGGGCTTCGTCGAACTCCAGGGCCAGGCTCGCCGTCGCCCCTACTACGCTTGCGCCCGGCCCAGCCGACAGGAACATCACGCGCGCTTGCCCTAGCCTGATGATGTAGCCCAGCTCATCACGCCATCGCCCGCGCGTCAGCGGGTTGTCGAGGATCCGCCGCAGTCTCAAAATGCTGTTCACCAGCTGCGGTCGTAACGTCGGCGCAGTCTTCACGACCTGCGCGCCTACCGTTGACTGGTACCGCGTCAGCAGATACCCCTCGCAGATCGCCGACAGCTGATTCTTTCCAGCCTGCCGGCTCATCATCACCGTCACCGACCGCCCCGACCGCTCGACCACCGCCCTCACTATCGCCCTCGCCGGCTCCACCTGGTAGCGCCTTAGCGGCTTCCCTATCGTCCTGGCGTAGAGGTCGACGTCGCCAAGTATCCGTCGCAAGGTCGCCCGTTGGTCTACCACCAGTCACCGCCGATGCGTCGCATAATACATCTTGCCCGACCCATCGCCTGCCTGCTACTGTGCTAATCCCAACCCTTCGCCACTTCCACAAGCACCGCCACGCCGACTCCCAGCAGCAGAGCGTTGAGCTTCGTCTCCATCCTATCCATCACCGCCACCAGGTCATCCACCCGCTGCCTGGTCACGAGTCCATAGATGCACCCTGGCTCGTCGACGTCGGCCTTCTCAACCCTCCTACGCACCGGCATTAACCCCCAGCGCTGCACCAACGCCTCCGCCTTCCCCACGACCGCCCAGGCGCCGTTCCCCGTGCCCACTTGCTACTCTCCTCCCAACTCTCTCGCCACCGCCGCCAGCAGCTCGTCGATCCCTTCCTCCTTCCCTTCCCCGAGCTTGGCCTTCATCTGCTCTACCCGAGCCAGCGCCACGCTGGCGCGCGCTATCTCGTCGAGGTCGCCCCCCTCGTAGTGATACGCCTCGATCGTTCCTCGCAGCACTTCGATCAGCCGGTCCAACCTCGCCAGCGCTGAATCGCTCATCGCACGCCCACCACCATCATCGACCCGGGGTCGCTGATGTCCCAAGCCGCCACTACCACGCGCCGTCCAGCCACCATCTCGCCCGACGCGATCCCTCGACTCACCAATACGCCCGTCAGCACCCACCCCCGGGATCCCCGCTCTTCCACCGTCGCAGTGTATGTCCCCGCGTCGAACGCCCGCAACACGCCCTCACGCACCACTTCACCCTCCCAGCC